TGCTTTTAACAGCTACAGGTTCAGCAGTTAATGAAATTACACTAGCTAACGCTGCTTCAGGTAATGCACCTAGTATTACAGCTTCTGGAGAAACTAATGTAAGTCTTAACCTAGTACCAAAAGGTACAGGACAAGTTCAAATTAACGGTAATACAGCATCGACTGTAGGAAAAGCTATTGCAATGGCATTAGTTTTCGGATAAAAGATCAATAGGAGAAAATAAATTATGGCAAATCCAAATCTAGTAAATGTAACATCAATAACAGGTGAGTCGGTACAACATGCATTGACTACTACTCTTACAGATGAAATTCTGGCAGCTGCTTCAGATACACTTGTAAAAATTAATAGTATCATAGTAGCAAATATTGATGGATCATCAGCAGCAGACGTTTCACTTTTTATAACTAAATCTGGTGGATCACCAATAGCAATTGCAAGTACAGTTTCTGTACCAGCAGATGCAACTTTAGTTGCAATAGATAAAAACACAGCTTTATATCTTGAAGAAGGTGATAACCTAGAAGGTGGCGCAAGCGCTAACGGTGATCTAGTGTGCACTGTAAATTACGAAATATTAAACGACGCGTAATATTTACAACTTGTAAGATTTGTTGTAAGAGTAATATATTATGGCTTTATATTTTGCAGAACTAAATTCAAACAACGAAGTTATCAGGGTAGTTACAGCTCCCGAAGATATTGTTTCAGCACCTAACGATGTAGCTGGTGAAACATGGTGTTCAGATAATATTCCTAACGATGAAACAATTCCATTAGTTGAGGGAGTTTATCCAGGTGTAGCTTGGAAACAAACTTACGTAGATGCTTTTGATGCAGTTACTAGATGGAATTATGCTGGTCCAGGTGACACGTATGATTCAACAAACGATGCATTTATAAAAAATGCACTTTATGCATCTTGGACATTAGATGACAAGTTTCAATGGGAACCACCAGTAGTTTATCCAACAGTAGATGATCAAGGACATTCTTTACCAAGAGATCGTTTTTATGAAGATAACTTACTTATTGATTGGAATGAAAATTTATTAAAGTGGATTGGACAAAGAGTTGTAGATGGTGTAACAATAACTAAAGAATGGAATCCAGATTCTTCAACATGGAGCATTAAAGAATAATTATGACAACAGGTTTTTTAACATCAGGTTTTAGTTTAGTAGGACAAGAAAATTTACAAAATGACGGTGGGGTTGTTGGTCCAGATAATACCCCTCAAGTAAACGATTTAGTAACATCATTTACATCACCAGGAACTTACGGTGGTGCTAGCCCTAAAAACAGTGGTCAAACAGGAAAAGTAATTCTTGTTGGCGGCGGGGGTGGTGGAGGAAAACAAGCCGGTGGCGGAGGAGCTGGCGGACTTGTAGTTATAGATAGTGCTAACCTTTCATCAAGTTTTCCAGTAACAGTTGGCGGTGGCGGTGGCGGAGCTGCACCCGGTGGAACTGCTAATGGCGGTTCTAGTACAAGTGCTCCTATTGGTGGAACTACATACACAGCACAAGGTGGCGGAAGATGTGGAAGAGCAACACCAAATTATACAGGACCATCAGGAACTTTTAACGGGGGAAGTGGTGGATCTGGCGGGGGTGGCGGAAGAGGAAGTCATAACCCTGCAACTAACAACCCTGGAGGATCAGGTAATCAACCAGGTGTATCAAACCCTGGATCAAACATAAACGCTGGTAATGGTGGTGGTGTTGGAAATTCACAATCAACACAAGATAATAGAATTGGCGGTGGCGGAGGTGGATCTGCACAAGGTGGTTCACAAAGCACTGCAGGAGAAGGAACAGCAGTATTTCCTTCTAAATCATTACCTCAATCACCAATTTTTGCGCCTGGTGGAACAGGAAAAATCGCAGGTGGTGGAGGTGGAGGTGCTAACCTTGCAAAAGGTGGTGGTGCCGGTAATTCTTATTTTACACCCCCAACAGGAACTAACGGATCTGGTGGCGGAGGAGGATCATGTTATAATGGTTCAAACCCTGGATCAAAAGGTGGTGATGGTGGAGTTCACGTTATAGAAGCAGGAGCAGGACCTTCTGTTTCAAGTGGAAGATGGTCTTTAAAAGCTGTATACTCTGCAGTAATAGATGACAACTGGCCAAGTTAATAAGTTTTAAAATTAAAAAAGAAAGACTATATAAATGTTACAGACGATAATCGTCGATGATTTTTTTGATAATGTAGATGATATAATTAATTTATCTAAAGAATTAAAATATCACACAGCATCAGAAAATGAAAATTGGCCTGGTATTAGAACAGAATCATTACACAGCACACACTATGATTTATTTAATAGTATAATTATTAAAATTTTAAATTATTTTTTTCCCAATAAAAAACTAGGTTACAGTGATTCTAAAGTTGTTTTTAGTAAATTAAAACATGGTGACCAGGGAAAAACAAGATTTCATGTAGATGATGATGCAAGAATAGCTGCAGTGATTTATTTAAGTGAAGGAGACATAGAAGGTGGAACTACAGTATTTGAAAATAATAATAAAAATAAAAAACAAATAATTGTTGGAAACACTTTTAACTCTATGATAGCTTATGATGGTAACAGACGTCATGGTTATACGTCGTTACTACCTTTTGATAGTAAAGAAAGATTAACTTTAAACATATTTATAGGAAACATAGATGGTGCATGAAAATCAATTTTGGATTTACGATAAAGTAATTCCAGAACATATTTGCGATGAAATAAAAAAACTAGGTTTAAGTAAAGATCTTGGAAAAGGTTTGACAGCTAACAAAACTCCTGAAGAACACCAAGACGATGGTCTTTCTGAGTTATTAACTTATAGAGATTCTGATTTAAATTGGTTAGATGAAAATTGGATATATAAAGAAATAAAACCTGTTGTTGAACAAGCTAATAAAGATGCTAGATGGAATTATGATTGGGATAGAATGGAGCAAGCTCAATTTACAAAATATGCAAAAGGTCAGTATTATAAATGGCATATGGATTCAAAAAACAAACCTTTTGATGATCCAGAAGATTTATTTTTATTTAATAAAGTAAGAAAATTATCTTTATCTATTTTATTATCTCACCCCGATGAATATGAAGGTGGTGATTTTGAGTTTGATTTTTCTAATGTAGAGGCGGGCACAATAAGACATCCGTTAAAAGAACTGTCTTCTAAAGGATCCATGGTTGTTTTTCCTAGCCATACTTTTCATAGAGTTAATCCTGTAACAAAAGGTACAAGATATTCTTTAGTTATTTGGTGTGTTGGAGATCCTTTTAAATGAAAAAAATACATTTTCTTTCTGGTTACTCTCGATCAGGAAATACATTTTTATCTTCTATTTTAAATCAAAATAAAAATATAACAGTAACTCCAAACAGTTGTGTTGTTGAAATAATGTATAATTTGTTTGAACTATATAAATCAGATTGGGTGAAAAATGTTCCTGAAGTATCTGGTTTAAACAATGTTTTAAAAAATCTTTTTAAAAATTATTATGAACACATAGACTCAGAATTTATATTTGAAAGAGGTGGGTGGGGAACTCCTTATAATTTAGGTATGTTAGAAAAATTAAATCATCAACCAAAATTTCTTTTATTAGTAAGACCCTTAGTAGAAGTTTTAGCATCTTATGTAAAAGTACAAAAATCATATGATCCAGTTGATTTAGTGTACAATTTAATGCACCCAGATATCGGTAAGATATATTGGGATTGGCAATCAACAAGCAATATAATTAAAACTAATCAAAATTATCTGTTGATAAAATACGATGATTTGGTAAATAATACAGAAGAGAAGATGAAAGAGATTTATAGTTATTTTGAAATACCAGAATTTAAACATCAATTTAAAAATATTCAACCATTTACATATAATGGTGTTAAATATGATGACACTGTTTTTCAAGCTGATTTACATAAAATTAAATCAGAAATAAAAAAAGATGTTTACGATGTTGAAAAATATTTACCGAAGGATATTATAAAAAGATATGAAGGATGGGATTATTTTTAAAGAAAGACATTATTGTATTATAAGAAATACTTTGTCAGAAGAACTGTTAGGTTTTTTAACAGAATATTATGCTAATAAATCTGAAGTATACAACACTAAAAGAAAGTATAATTATATTAATAGATATAGTGTAGATGAAGGATTTGTTAATGATCCACAAGCAATTGGATCTTATTCAATATATGGAGACATACCCACTGATATGATTTTAGTAAAACTAAAACCTTTAATAGAACAAAACACAGGGTTAAAATTAAATGAACAATACTCTTACCTTAGAGTTTATAAAAAAGAATCTGTTTTAAAAGAACATGTAGATAGAGATGCCTGTGAAATTTCTGCTACTTTAAATATAGGTTGCGATAAGATTTGGCCGATATACTTAGAAGTTGAGGGCAAAACTGTAGAAGTTAAATTAGGTGTTGGTGATATGTTAATTTACAAAGGATCTATGCTAAAACATTGGAGAGAAAAGTTTGAAGGTGAAGCATGCATACAAACATTTTTACATTACAACGATGTAAATACTAGATCAATAAAATATGATCATAGACCACATTTAGGATTACCCTCTTGGTTTAAAGGTAAATAGTGAAAAGTTTTATCTTTATAAAAAAGAATGCTGTTAGCAAACAAAAATGTGAAAATATTATTGATATTTTAAATATTTCAAAATTAAATCCAGCCAGTTCTGAAATGATAAAAAATTTTTATGACGGTATGTCTGTAGACGTTTATAAATCAGAATGGAAAGAGGATCTTTTTAATTGCATATTAGAATATAAAAACCAGCATAAATTTTTAGACAGCATTTATCATTGTGAATGGAAAGTTCAAGCTGGTTGTAATTATCAAAAATATAAACCTAGACAAACTTATTCTTTAGAACATTGTGAACAAGGCGGTCAAGATCATGATAAAAGACGAATGCTTGTTTGGAGTATATATTGTAATACAATTAATAAAGGGGGAGAAACTTATTTTCCACAACAAGACACCAGCATATATCCAGAACAAGGAACAATAGCTATTTGGCCTGCAGCATGGACACATAGTCATTATGGAAAACCAGCTCCAAAAGAATATAAATACATAGTTACAGGATGGGCAAATTATCTTGAGCCGTCAAACAAATGAACTATTTAATTGAAGATGAAAATTTTTTAACTAATGAAGAAAAAGAATTTTTAAATAATGAATTTGAAAATATACCTTTTTTCTACACTAAAAGAATAGGTGTATACAGAAGAGACGCACCGGTTCTTTGTCATAGTTTAGTCCTTAGATACGATGACCCAAAGGTAGACAATACAAAAGATAGAAATGTATCTCCTTATACAGATTTCTTTTTACAGATACTAATAAGATTTACAAAAAAATATAGCATACCTTTTAATAAAATATTAAGAGGGTCCATAAATATGACTACTAAAGTTAAGTGGGATAAAACAATAGTCCATGTAGACCACACCTCTAATTTAAATCATGCTGTTTTTATGTTGTACTTAGGTGATGAAGTTCACGGTAATTTAAATGTTTATGAAGACGACAAAGAAACTATGATTAAAACAATTAAACCTAAAAATTTTAAAATTGTTTGTTTTGGAGACAATGTCCCTCATCAATTTGAATACCCTAAAAATGGTTTGAGAAGAGCCGTAGTTTTTACTTTTAATTAAAACATGACTGATTTTAATTTTAAAAAAATATCCACTGTAGATGTTAATGCATGTGTTGACATAATTAAAAGTTTTACTGAAGAAGATTGGAATAGGTTTACTTACAGGCAGAACACTTGGGAAGTACACCAGTATACAAAAACAATACCTCTTTTATTTGATATAGATAACATGACTAAAAAAATAGAGGATATTAAAAGTGTTACTGCTCGATTACATTACCCAAAGTTTAAATCTTTGTTAGAAACAGTAGGTAGTATTTGTAAAGATGTATATGGTGATGGTTATTTATTAAGAGCGATTTTAACATCCTTAAAATCTAAACACAGTATAGCTAAACATAAAGACGAAAGCGATAACTTAGAAAAATGCAAGAGGTTGCATATAGCTATATTAACTGATCCTGAGTGTATTTTTATTGTAGGGGGTGAAGCAAAGTATATGAGGCCTGGAGAAATGTGGGAGATAAACAACGCAGGCAAGGCACATTCTGTACATAACAAAAGCAATATTGATAGAGTACATCTTATTACTGATTGGGTGTTGTATGGTTAAAGTATACAAAGATTTTATAAACGAAAAAGAAATAAACGATTTGTGTTATTGGATTGAGAATAATAAAAAACATTTTGTTAATGCAAACATGGGAGGGAATAGAGTTACGTCTAGATTTGTTGATACTCTGCAATACCCTCAAATAGCTTACACAATAAAAGATAGAATAGAAGAAAAATTAAATATTAAAAATTTTAATTACATGGCAGCTAGTTGTGCCTATCCAGAAGATTATTGTTATTTACATAAAGATCCAAAAAAACAAAACTACCATACATTACACTGTAATTTATTTTTATCGACAGTAGATGGTGGTGAAGCATACATTCAAAAAACACCAACAGAAGAAAACATTATACCATTTACAAAAGGTACTATGTTATGTTACTGTGTTTCTAAAGTATATCATGGAAGTAAACCATTAATGAAAGGTGAAAGAAAAATGTGGGTATATAATTTTTCAATAAAAGATGTATAAAATACATTCAATATTTCCGTTTCCTGTTTACCGTTCAAACATAAAACAAGATGTTACTGAGCATGTAATAGATTATGTAAAAAATCAAAAACAAAAATCTAATGCAAATGAAGGTAATTTTACATCACAAGAAAATTATTTGTTAGACAAAGAACAATTAATACATCTTAAAAAAAAATTAATGATTCATGTTAATAATTATTTTAACAAAGTTTTATGTGCTTCAAATAAAGTAACCCCTTATATTACACAATCATGGGTAAACTTTACGACCTTAAATCAAAACCATCATTATCACTCGCACTCAAATTCTATTGTGTCTGGTGTTTTATATCTTGTTGCAGATAAAAAATATGACAAAATAATGTTTCATAAAGAAAATAGAGATCAGATTGAATTAAAAGCTAAAGAATTTAATTTATACAATTCAGGATCGTGGGGGTTTGATGTAGATCAAGGAGATCTTTTTATGTTTCCATCTACTCTAGCGCACTCAGTTCCTAGAAAGTCTGACGACAATGTAAGAATTAGTCTTGCTTTTAATGTTTTTGTAAAAGGTGTTTTAGGAAGAACGAATGATTTAAATGAATTATTTATACAATAATTTTTTAACACCAACAGAGGTAGATAAAATACATGACACTATCTTTAACATAAATTTTTCGTGGCATTACGCACACGAAAATACTGTATCCTTATTAGACCTTAAAAAAGAAGAAAAAAATTTTTCTAATATTTTAGACTACTATCAATTGTGTCACGTTTTTTATAGTGAATATTCTAAATACTCTTACATACCAGATCAAATAATAAATAAACTTAATTTACCAAATAAAATTTTAAGAGCTAAAGTAAACCTTCAGGGACAAAATATAAAAGCAACTACAGAAACTTACAACTGTCCTCATACAGATAGAGATGAACCACATTTATCAGCCATTTACTATGTTAACGATAGTGATGGGTTTACTTTTTTATTTGATAATGATAATAATATTATTGAAAAAGTTATGCCAAAGAAAGGAAGTTTATTATTATTTGATGGAGCTATAAAACACGCGTCAGGACATCCAGTAGAATTTTTAAAAAGGTGTATTATAAATTTTAATTTATCAAAATGATTCGAGAATATAGAACAAGAATATTAATTTTTGGTTTATCGGGATCCGGTAAAACAACGTTTGCAGAGAAACTGTGGCAAGCATTAAAAGATAAAAATATTAATTATGCTTATTTTAACGCAGATAAAATTAGAGATATGTTTAATGATTACGATTTTTCTCTTAGTGGTAGAATAAGACAATCCGATAGAATGTTTAAATTTTGTGAAATGAAAAAACAAGGAGCAATAGTAGATTTTATATGTCCTTATGAAACATTAAGAAAAAGATTTAATTATTTTATTTGGATGAATACTATAAAAGAAAGTAACTACAAGGACACTGACAAAATTTTTCAACCACCTAAAGACATAGAAGCAGACATGGTAATAACAGATTTTAATTACAATGATAAAATTAAAACATTAGTTGATAATATAAAAAACGGTAAATATAAATTTATTGATACAACAATGAAATAATGCAACACACTATTACTAAAATAATTAAAAGAGAGTCTTTTCTCAGCACTTGTTTTGTACAGAATAAAAATTTATTAGAACGTATTAAAAATAAAATTATAGAAAAAACAAAAGATTCTTCTTTAGATTATAAAACAAATGTAAAAGCAAAGTTTACAGGTTTTAAAAGTCTAAGAAAAGAACCAGAAATTTTTGAGTTTATAAAAGAAATAAAACCTTTCATTGATAATATATATGATCGAGTATCTTATGTTAACGATTGTTGGGGCAATGTTTATAATAATGATGATCATGCTTTATTACACCACCATAGAGATTGCGATGGTTTTTGTGGTATTTTATATTTAACTGAAGGAGGTCCTGGTACATATTTTAAAGACTTTGACACTACTATAAAAGAAGAGTATGGTAAGGTTGTTTTGTTTGATCCAATTTTGTTACATCAAGTAGTACCTTCTAACTTACAAAACACTAGAATTACTATGGCTTTTAATTGTCATGAACAAAAACCATGGGAAATTTGTATTTAAATCAATAAAAAAATGTGTAATATAGAAAATTATGCTACAAAAATTAGGGTTTTTACCAGGATTCAACAAACAAGTTACATCTACAGGTGCCGAGTCTCAGTGGACAGGTGGAGAAAATGTACGTTTTAGATATGGTACACCTGAAAAAATAGGTGGTTGGTCTCAATTAGGAGATAGTAAATTAACCGGTGCAGCTAGAGGCTTGCATCACATGGTTAATAAAGAAGGTATTAAGTACGCTGCTATTGGCACAAATAGAATTTTATATGTATATTCTGGAGGAGTATACTATGATATACACCCTTTAGTTAACCCATTAGGAACTGCAGCTACTAATTTTTTTAGTACAACCAATAGTCAATCAACGGTTACTTTAACTTTTCCTTCTGCACACAACTTTTCTGTAGGAGATATTATTTTATTTGGAGCAGCATCTACCTTTAGTGCTATTACAAATTCTAATTTTTCAGCCTCCACGTTTGCTGATAAAAAATTTATGGTTACTGCAGTGCCTACAACTACAACTTTAGAAATAAATGCTGGTGCTACCGAAACAGGATCAGGAGCAACCACTTCTGGAGGCATGACTTATTTTCAATATTACCACGTTGGTCCGGCTGAACAGGTTGGAGTTTTTGGTTATGGTATATCTCAATGGGGTGGTACAGTTTCTAATCCACAAACAACAACTTTAAATGGTGGTTTAAATGATGATGCAAATGGTACTGGTGGATCAGGAACCACAATTAATGTAGCAAGCACAACTGGATTTCCAAGCACAGGAACTAATTTTATACAAGTTGGGACGGAAGAAATATCATACACAGGAATTACGACTACAAGTTTTACTGGAATTACTAGAGCTGTTAGGGGATCAACTCGAGCTGCTCACAGCACTGGCGCAACAGTCACTAATTTTAGTGCTTATTCAGCCTGGGGCCAAGCAGCATCGACCACGGATAAAGTTGCAGAACCTGGTATGTGGGCTTTAGATAATTTAGGAAGTACACTTATTGCTTTAATATTTAACGGTGAATGTTTTGAATGGAATGCAGATTTAGCTAACGCAACAGCCACACGTGCAACTATTATATCCGGTGCGCCAACTGCATCTAGGGATATGTTAGTATCTACTCCTGACCGTCACTTAGTATTTTTTGGAACTGAAACAACTATTGGTGATAAAACTACACAAGACGATATGTTTATAAGATTTTCGTCTCAAGAAAATATAAATGATTATGCACCCACAGCTGAAAATAGTGCTGGTACACAAAGATTGGCCGACGGATCACGGATCATGGGAGCTGAACTTGGTAGAAATGCAATTTATGTTTGGAGTGATACAGCTTTATTTACTATGCGTTTTGTTGGTACTCCTTTTACATTTGCTTTTGAACAAGTTGGTACTAACTGTGGATTGATAGGTATGAATGCAGCCGTTGAAGTTGATGGTGCTGCGTATTGGATGTCTGAAAATGGTTTCTTTAGGTACACTGGTAAACTAGAATCTATGGATTGTTTAGTTGAAGATTATGTTTATGACAATTTAAACACAACATCTAATCAAATGGTTTATGCAGGTATCAATAACTTGTTTGGTGAGATCACATGGTTTTATCCTGAATCAGGTTCTAATGTAAATACACAATCAGTTACCTATAGTTATCTAGATTCTACTGCTAAACGACCTATATGGTTTGTAAACGCAAGTTCTTTATTTATTAGATCAACATGGCAGGATTCATCTGTATTTGGTTTACCTCATGCAACTCAATATGATGCAGACACAGATACATCTTTTGATGTAACAGGAAACACGGAAGGTGTTTCTTATTACTATGAACATGAAACAGGAGTTAATCAAGTGAGACTAGGTGTGACTACAGCAATTCCTGCTAATATTACTTCTGGAGATTATGACATTACACAAAAAGTTGTTAGAGGTGCAGCAACTAATTTAGGTGACCTTAGAGGTGATGGTGAAAACATTATGAGAGTTAGTAGAATTATACCTGATTTTATATCTCAACAAGGAAGTTCTATTATACAATTAGATTTAAGAAATTATCCTAACGACACAGCCGCAAGTTCATCACTTGGACCTTTTACAATAACAAGTGGTACAACAAAAGTAGATACACGAGCTAGAGCAAGAGCTATAGCTCTTACAATATCTAATACTGCAGTAGATACTAGTTGGAAACTAGGAACTTTTAGGTTAGATATACATGCTGGAGGAAGACGATAATGGAATCTTTATTAATGTCTATAGCTTTAAGATACGGAAAAGGTAAACTTACTAACATAGGTTTAGATTATGCTGCAAAACTTTTAGGAATAGATCAACAACCACAAAACCCTAAATATACATATGGTATGCCTTTTACAAACGGTAACATATCTTTAAATCCTATAAACATGTTAAAAAGAAGTGCACTTAATACAGGTGTTAAATCTTTAATTAGTGGCGGTGCAGCTGCACCTCTAGCATTGGGTGCTGGTGCAATTTATTTTTTAAATAAAAATAGAGAAAAATTTACAGGTTATAAAACTCAAGCTGCTTACGAAGCTGCTAGAGAAAAACGAATAGCAGATAAGAGACTAGATAAAATTACAGATAGAATTGTTGGTGGTAAAAACTATGGTAATTACGAAGATGCTATATTAGATAGTGGCGCTGGTGCTGTAAAAATTGATGATGTTGTAATGCATGGTGCTGATTATTTTCCAGGGCCACCTAAGGAAAAAACTTATCGTGACCAACCTAACATACATGGTGATAATGATAGCACTGGTAGCACTGGTAGCACTGGTAGCACTGGTAGCACTGGTAGCACTGGTAGTAACTCATCTAGTAGATCATCAAGACATGGTTCAGGTCCAGGAGGATTACATAGTTATTATAGAGGAGGCATTGCAAGTTTATAATGGCTAAGATAGTACAAACATTAACTAGAGCAAGTTCAGAGTATGAAGAAGATGTAGCACAGTCTTTAGTTAGAGATTTAGACGCTGTGTTAGAAAAATTAAACACTACATTTCAGGAAGAATTAAAACAGGAGATAGAAGCTAGAAGTTTCTTTTTAGATTAATGGCAGTAGTAAACCAATATAAATTTACAGGTATAGATAACAGTACAAGTGGTGCTGCTCTTACACCTTTAGGTGCTAGTATTCCTGCAGTCAATGAAACTATAGTTATTAAATCAATATTAGTCACATCTGCTGGTACACCGGTTGTTACTATTACTAACAATAGTATTACAGCTATTAAATCTATAGCATTAACAGCTAATCAAACTAAAGAATTATTAACACAGCCGCTAATAGTAGAAGGTGGTAAAACATTTACAGTACAATCAAGCACATCAGACTCGTTTGATGTAGCTATTAGCTATTTAAATATTAAGAAAGAGGTAACAACATAATGACAGATATACCAACATTAACACCACAAAAAATAATAACAACAATTAAGAACAAAAAAACAGGTGAAATATATGAGACTGAAGAAGCTTTAAAAGCTGCTAATATACCTGAAGAGGACGTGCAAAGAGACGTAACAGTTATCATGCCACCTCTTGATTTGTTCGCAAAAACAAAGTAAAGTGGCAAAACCATGGGAATAGAAGATATACAAATTTCAGAAGAACTAGAGACTAACGCACCATCTATAAAGTATAGTGGTAACGAAGGTCCTAAGTCTCCACAAGAAATGGAACAAATGATGATGGCTCAATTAGAAGAAGAGTATTTAAAATACGTTGATGACATGATAGATCAAGGTCTTGAGCCCATGACTCTACAACAATTTATGGAACAAGCTATGGCCGAAGGTCAAATGGCTGGTGGCAATCCATTACCAAATGATCCAACAAAACCAGTAAATCCTTTTGCACCTAAACCTACAGGACCAGTATTACCTGACAGACAAATGGCAGCGTATGGTGGTATCATGGGTATAGATGGTAGAAAACAATATGGTGTTGGATCGTTTTTTCAAAAATATATTAAAGACCCAATTGAAGTAGCTTTTACTGGAAAAACATTTGAAGACTTAGAAAGAGAATCACAAGAAAGAGTTGATTCTGAACCTGAAAATTATGAAAATCCTCTTGATACTTTGTTTAAAGGTAAAAAAGGTGAAGATAAACAAGGTAATGAAACACGTGAAGATGGTTTAAATCAATATATTATACCGGCAATCGGTGGTGCAGTAGCAGGATTGTTTACTAAAAAAGATGAAGATGGAAATACAGTTTCCACGGCTCCAGATGAAACAGCATTACAATTAGCTAACCTTAAAAAATCTGCTAACATATTAGGTCAAAAAGAAGGACTAGCAGCTAATTTAAATTTTTTACCTGCAGAATCTGCTAGAAAATATTCACCGGCAGAAATGATTAAAGTATATCAAAACGCAGCTAACGGTGGGAGAATAGGGTTTAACATGGGTGGTGGTGCTGACATGGGTGCTCCGCAAATGGGGGGAATTCAAACTTTTATGAGATCAAATTCAGGAACTGATTATGTTACAACTGTAATGGAATCTTTATATCAACAAAATCAAGATAAATATCAATCACCAGATGATCCACAATTAGTACAAGATGCTTTAATGATAGTTCAAAAATCATTTGCAAATGGTGGTAGAATAGGTAGAGCCGAAGGTGGATTAATGGACCTTGGTGGTATGGAAAAAGATTACAGAGCTGAAGGTGGATTT